TTATCTGGAGTTATTCTAACAGAGTTAAAGTAATGTGCAAAAGCACTGGCAAACATAAGTACTATAGGAAGTACGGTATGCTCATAAAATAAAACTTGATTAGCGGCTATGTTGGCGTTATTACCACTCTTCATTAACACATAAGGTACGCCAATTGCTTTGGCCATATCTTGCTCAAGTCTTTCTATGCTTGCTTCGAAATCTAAACTTTGAAAGTTTATTTCGCTAAACTTATCTATTTTAAGACCGCCATCTAAAATAGCTGGACTTCTAGCGCCTTCAAATATAGTAGCGTAAGAATTTCTCCAGCTTTGAAGTAGTCTTTCTTTTATTTTAGTATTTAAAACAGCTTCTGTGGTTAATACCACTCCAGGCACTGCGTTATTCTTAAAGAATTGACGTTGAAACTTTAACAGAGCATTATAAATATTAATTATATTTCCTATGCTTTTTATTCTAGATTTGCCTCTAAAAATACTTTCGTCGTTGTCTTCTTTGATGTGAATTATTTCATTAGCGCCAAATTCTATCACAGTTTCTTTTGATTGTCGTCCAGAATTATAAGATGATAAACCACCACCATGAATTAAGAATGTGTATCCTTTAATAAAGGTTTTTGGGTCTGAGACAACTTGAACATCGTTAGCTGGAAGAACATATATGTGTGTGCCATCATAGTAAAAAAAAGCATTACCGTCCATTAGTAAATCAAAGTATGCTCTTCTTAGCAGCTTAACTCTATCTTCAAAAGGATTAGGTCTGTCGTTAAGTAGCTTGCTTATTTTTTTAATCGGACCTTCGCCTGCAATATCAAAAGGTATTTCCACACATGCACTAACAACCATGTCTACTGCGCGGTGTACTACTTCTATTTGATCGTATGCAGCTCTAAAGTCTACATTAGACTCAGGCATAGCAAAAGGTTGTCTACTTTGTATGTAGGGCTGAACCGGATTAAGTTTTTCTACAATCCAACCTAGTGGGCCTCTTGCCATTTAATGTATCTCCATAGTATCTTTTTGTTTGATAAGCCAGTCTTTTACTTTAAGAGCAGTATAGTTAGAGTAGCTTTTACCAAATAAAAAATGTAATCGCTTATGGTGTGATGTACATAGTGTATATAGATTTTCGCTACTTAATTCTTCCTTACAATCTTCGGCAAAAGAGACTCGCAAAGTTAGCATAGTATCTATAGAGTCAACAGACTTTACTTTATTTTTTATACACCATCTCTCGAACAATTCACTAACACTGTATAAGTGGTGGAGTTCTAAGTCAGAAACAGAACCGCATATAAAACATTTATCACGTATTTTATAATCTTTTTTTATGTAGTCTCGTAAGTATTTAACGGGAAGACGTTTCAAATCTGACATAAGAGTATCACTTTTAATTTTCTTAATTTATTATAAGTCTAATGTTCGGAATAGTCAAAATATTTTATTTTTGAAATATGTTAATACCTAGGCATAGATACTAATAGCACTATTTTTAGTGTATGTATATATAGCATAGCGCACAGCATCACAGCAGTGAGAAGTCCAATCGTGAACAGGTTTTGACTTTTCAGTTCTAGAATTCCAGCGATAAGCTGTCATACTTTTAAAGGTGTGAGAGGCATTACCAATATCAAATATAATTTTATCTTGTTCAATAAGACTTTGCACATGAGCTATACCGTCATTAACACTTTTAATAGCATTTTCACAAGCAATATCATAATCGTATACTAAATCTGCTTTAGTTTGTTGGGCAGCAGAGTCAATAAATATATTTTCGATATCCCATAACTCAACCATAGACTTAATTACTTCCGCATGTTGACTAGTAGTGCCCTCTTCAGCAATATATTCATCTACAACAAACCATGTACTGCCATCAGTAGCTAATACTACAAAGGCTGTAGCGTCTCTATACCCCATGTCAAGACCTGCTATAAATGTAAATCGAGAATCACCTGGAGTAATTTTGAAAGCAGCTGATTCACTAGTAAGATCTTTTAGATGGTCATTTTCGTCTAGTTTATAAATCTGACCTTCAAAAGTAGCCCATTCGCAATAATATTCTTGTCTGAATAGCGATTCAGGAATAGCTCGTCTAGCCTGCTCAATATCTTCTTGTGTAAGTCTAGGATTAGCGTGCCAAGGAAATAGTCCGCTACCCCATTCAGGAAAGCTTTCATCTTGACCGCGTAAATAGTAGTTATATAGATAGTTTTCCTTACCTCGAGGAGTAGAAATAAATAGTGCACGAGAATCTGGGAAGGTTGATAGCGCAGGGCGAAGATCTCTAGTAAAATATTCATCGTCTGGAATAAGTGCAGCTTCGTCTACAATTAGTAAGTTAGCAGCACGACCAACTAGTGAGCTTCTATTATTAGCTGACAGCAGTCTTAGAGTGCTATCATTTACAAGTTTTACAACACGATCTTTTAGATTGAAACGCTTTGTTTCAATATTAAACGCTTCAATCAATTCAGTAGTAAAATCCCAAATAATAGAGCTAAGGTTAAAGTCAGGCGCAACAACAATTACTTGCTGGTTAGGCTCTAGCAGTTTAGCTAACGCTAGCACAGCTGCACCACTAGACTTACCAGTACGACGAGCTGATATATGAACCCAGTTTCGTTTAGTTGAAAGACCATCCATCATAGCTTGTTGGCTAATGTTAAGCTCTTTAAATCCGTACTTATCGGGTAGTCGTGATACTAGTTTGTCTACTGGTACCTTAAAATAATTGTTAGTCATTGTATTCCTTTATATTGTAATAACGACAGAGTTGCTCTTAGGTCCAGTACTAGTACCACCAGAATCTGAAAGGGCTGTAGTAATCGTTGCAGTTCTAGATATTACGTTATTCCAATATACGTCTGAAATTTGTAAGCTACCTGCAAAGGCACTAAAGCTCTGGGTGTGTACAAGAGTAGCAGTACTTAAGGTATAAGGAGTACTTAAAGTATAAAAACTTACATTAGGACTTTGATCAGCTAAATACATTGCTGTACCTGTGCTATTGAATCTTATGCTAGTGGGTGTACTGGGTTCAGGAGGGTTAAAGTCTTCTATAAGAGTAGTACTCATAGTATCTGGTCTAAACGCTGTAGTACCTTTAAATACATTAACACTTCCAGTAGATACTGCACAAACAAAATAAAGAATACCATTAGCGCTTAACTCTAAGCCTCTATAGGTAACTAAAGGAAGTACAGGAGATGCAAAGGTAGTAGCACTAAGTGTGCTTATATTCCATGCAGTGCCTATGGACATTCTATATATTCGTTTATCTACAGAATCCATAATAAGTAGATTAGTACCGCCGCTAGATATATACATACCTAACGGAGCAGTAATAGCACTGGGTAAAGCTTTAGCATTAGCTGTAGTTATAGTAGCGCTTGTTGTATCGAAAGGTCTTGACAGGTTATACTGATCAACGCTATCTTTAAGAGTGTTAGCTAAGAATAAGCTAGTACCATCTGGTTTCCAAAACATATATACGAACTGGCTATTTGATATATTCTGAAACTGTTGTCTTCTTGGTATTCTAGTAGTCTGTAAACTAATATTAGCATCATATGATTGAACATCTGCCAACGGGTTAATATCTACTGCAAACAGTTCTCCCATAATACTATTCAAAGGCAGAGATACTGTAGCTGTGTTACTAGACATAGTAAATGTACCTGTCAATGATGCTGCATTAGTATCATTAGGAATTCGTATTCCAGTTATAGTATATCCAACAGTTCTACCATTTGTAATACTATTACCAATAAGCGTGAAGTTAACACTATTTGGACCTATTATAGGTGATTGGCTTGTTGCCAGAGTTACATAGAACGGATTTAAGCTAGTGTCGTTTATAAATACGTTTGAAGATTGAGTTACTATGGGCCCAGATGAAGAAAGAGCTTTTAGACGAACTGAAAAAGATTCGGAACCTTCTGTAGTTCTATCAGAGCTAGTAGTAAGATCTAGCAGTCCTGAATTTTCAGAAATAGTTAGAGTTCCACCAGAGGTTACAGCACTTGCTGGACTACTAAAATCCGAATTTGTAACGCCGCCCAATATAGACCAGTATAGCGTGCCAGAAAAATTAGTGCTAGTTACATTAAATCTTACAGTTTCCCCTTCGTTTACGGTGCTAACATTAGGACTAATATTGAATGTAGATAGTGTAGATCCATAAAAATTTCGTACGTTAATAGTGCCACTCGTAGGTACGTTAGCATTCAAAGGAAGATCTGGTACATATACGCCTCCTCTATAGTAATCGCTAAGCTCTACAGGGTCTATACCATTAAATTCTGATTTTATATTTGATAAGCTTATTAGCCCGCTTGCTTGTAAAACCATTATTACTTACCTTTTTCTAACTTTTCAATCTTTAAGCTTAGTTCTTTTATTGCTTCAATTAATACTGCAATGATATTTCCATAGGCTACAGCTAAGTATTCATTATCAGTATTAACTACTTCAGGTAGGATAGCCTGAACTTCTTGAGCTATAACACCAATATTAAATTTGTTATTTCTTTCATACCTAACTCCTCGTAGTTGTTGTACAGTAGCTAAAGCGTTTTGATATGTGTGTATATTTGATTTTAGTCTAGCATCTGAGAATGCTGCTACATCCCCTGTAGCAGTAAAGTTACCGGTATCTATATCAAAAGTAAATCGTGTAGCATTAGCGCTATCACCATCTCTTAAGAACCAATTAGCTCCTACATTAATATCAGTATAATAATCAGTTCCATTAAAATAATGTTCAACGTCGTTATCAGTACCTATATTAAGCTGAATGTTATCATTTAGTTTTAGATCACCAGTAGCTTTAATAGCCGCTGCATTACTACGCAAGAATCTAGCATCTAAATCATTTATAGTAGTTACTAAAGTGGTATATGTACTATAGTCATTAGCACGAGCTGAGTTAAAAGTAACTAAATCGTTAGCACGAGCTGAATTTAGAGTAACTAAATCATTGCTGTATGCACTTAATAAAGTGTTATAATCGTTAGCAGCTAATGTGGTATAGGTAGCCCAGTCGTTAGAGCGTGCTGTTAGTAGTGTAGCTCCATCATTGCTTTGAGCTGATAGTAGCGTAGCCCAATCATTAGAACGAGCTGTAAGTAAGGTAGCTCCATCATTGCTTTGAGCGCTAAGCAAAGTAGCGTAGTCATTAGATCTAGCAAAGTTAAAGGTAGCAAAGTCATTAGACTGAGCACTAAGAAGTGTGGTATGGTCGTTCCCACGAGCAGTTGCTAGTGTAACTCCATCGTTAGCTGAAAGAGTAAGATAAGTAGCATAGTCATTAGACTGAGCACTAAGTAGCGTTGCATGGTCATTACCGCGTGCAGTTGCTAGCGTAACTCCGTCATTAGCATAAGCATTTACTAGATTGCTTAAACCTCCACCATCTCCAGAATATAACAAGGCAGTAACAGCGCCATTTACATCTAGTGTAGACGTTGGAGCAGCAACTCCTATACCAACGCTACCTGTATTAGATACATAAACTCGATCTACAGGAGAACTAATACCAGTAGCTTGTGTAGCAATCCTAATACCAAACTCTCCGCTATCGCCTTCTGCAAAGCCTTTTACATAACCGCGCACTCCAGTACCAGATGCGTCAAGACCAAACCATTCAACTCCGCCATATCCTTGACCGGAAATTATAGTAGTGTCGGTTTGAACTAATTGTAAACTAACTCCAGTGCTATCAGTAGCTGTGGCAGTTTGTAACTTAAGTACAGAACCTGCACCGACAATATGAAGATTGGCAGTCGGAGCTGTAACTCCTATGCCAATATTAGTATTAGGAAGTATTCTAATAGCCTCAATATTGTTAGCTCCTAAAGCTAAATAATTATTGCTTCTATTGAATATTGTAGCATCACCTCCAGATAAATGAACGTTACCAGCTACTTGTAGTGTTACGTTTGGTGAGACTGTACCAATACCTACCCTGCCAGCACTGTCTACAGTAATTCTATCGGTTGGAGCACTAGCACCTGATGATTGAGTACCTATTCTAACTGCAAACTCGCCAGTATCGCCTTCAGCAACTCCTTTTATATAACCACGAACTCCATCATTACCTGTATCGGCGCCAGACCATTCAATAGCTCCATAACCTTGTCCATTTGTAATAGTAGTATCACTTTGTTGAAATCTAATAGCTACACCATTAGCATCAGTTAGTGTACCAGTTTCAAGTCTTAGCACATTTCCAGTGCCTTTAATATGAAGATTAGCTTGCGGTGCTGCAACTCCTATACCTACGTTAGCTGAGCCGGTATAGAACACATAGGTGCCGTCATCTGTAAATGCTCCGCCACCGCCAATTTCACCCCACTCAGTTCCGTCATAACCTTCAAAAGACCCACTAGTATTACTAAATCTAAGCATACCAGGAGCAGGAGTTCCAGGTCGCTGAGAATCGTTACCTAGAGGCAGTTTAACAAAGCCAGTTCCACTAAAAGTTACATTGCCTGTTATAGTAGAGCTTGTATCTGTACGAACAAATTGACCAGATGTCAAACCAGAAAGAGTTATAGCATCTCCACCAACTTGAAATACGCCGTTATTAGCAGCATTTACCATATACAGTGCGTCACTACCTACAGATACTAGTTCGCCGTA